ATTGTCGCGAAGGCAATACATCTTCGTAAATATAAGCCACGTACAGTATATATTTTGAGTCGATAATTATACCAACTTTACTGCCCCCACAAATACCTTCAATACGAATCTTCATTTTTACTCCTAAATAATGAGTGAACATTAATAACTGATAACTGATTGCTAATTAATTAATCACAAACTACTCGAAAGCCAATATTACGCCCGCAAGATTCTTCAAAATAGAGGTAACTAAGTTGTGCCGCACAACATCTATAGGAGTCGGTGTCAAATCCGCCCCCACGGGGAACCTTTTGACACCACTCCCAGACGTTACCGTGCATATCGTACAATCCCCAGGCATTGGGTAGCTTTAATCCTACGGGATGTGTTATAAGCCCAGAGTTGTCTTCGTACCAAGCGTAATCTTTTAGATGCTCGAAATCATCACCAAAGCTAAATAGGGTTTCAGTCCCCGCACGACAAGCATATTCCCATTCTGAATTTGTGGGGAGGCGATAGGTTTTACCAGTCATCTTCCTTAGTTTTTGGCAAAAAACTATAGCGTCGTTATAGCTAACACTTTCTACCGGATTTTGAGGTTTGTTTATAAAATAAGAGGGGTTAATTTCCATTACCTCTTGATATTGTTCTTGAGTGACAGGATATTTCCCAATTTTAAAGGTTACATCAGGAATCTCTACTATTTCAATCTCAATCATTGTTTTACTCCTAAGTTATTTTTACTGATAACTGATAAATGATTAATCATCACAAACTACCCGAAAACCGTAATCGCTGATGCGGTAGCCGCAGCAGATAAAGCTGTGGCGAGTCGCGGAACGGCAGAATCCAGGACTGCAACCCCAGGAACCGCCCCGCATATAGCCCTCTTGACACCATTCCCAGACGTTGCCGTGCATATCATAAAGACCCCAGGCATTAGGTAGTTTTAATCCTACAAGATGGGTTGTTCCATAAGAATTATCAAAATACCAAGCGTAATGTCTTAATTGACGACGATCATCTCCGAAATAATACCCAGTAACTGTACCTGCTCGACAGGCATACTCCCACTCTGATTCTGTGGGGAGGCGATAATTTTTACTAGTCATTCCACTTAATTTTTGACAAAAAGCTATGGCATCGTTATAGCTAACTTGTTCTACAGGGTTCCAAGAGTTACCTTGAAAATAAGATGGATTGTTCCCCATTACTGCTTGATACTGCTCTTGAGTCACTGGATATTTTCCTATTGCAAAAGTTGCGTCAGGAACTTTTACCATTTCAATCTGAATTGCGAGTTTAGGGTCTAAACCCGCAAGTTTAGCTAACTCAACCAGATCATCTGTATCTGCATCAGCAAGACGCAGATACAGTTCTTCAACTTCTCGAATAAAATCTGTATCATTCATTTTTGCTTCTAAATAATTGTTAGTTGACAACTAATAGCTGATAGTCAAGCGAACGCAGAGTTAAGAACTATAATCATCTATGTGATCCAAAGACGTTTGAAACCCCGACCAGTATATAGCAGTCAGAAGCTTTCCTTTTTCTTCTTTAGTCTGCAGAGTCTCTAGGTAATCTACTACTTCAGATAGGATCATGTCTTCATAAGGCTCAGGTAACTGTGCTTCCCACATCTCCTCAGCTAATAGTGTTGGTCTAATAGTTTCTGCCACTCGAAAACCGATACTGTCGTAGCGGCTGCCGCGGCGGATAGCTCATCAACTAAGTCATCGCACTCTTGCTGATAGTCAGCAAAATTCTCTGGTAATTTGAATTTAGGTTGTTTTTTAGTTGTCGGTTTAGGTTCTGGTTGAGGCTCTGGTTGAGGCTCTGGTTTGGTTTCTGCTTGATTGTTCTTCAGTTGTTTATTTTCCTGTTGCAGTAGATAAACCGCGCATTCTAAATCGTGAACTCGTTGTTTTAAGTTGTCAATCCACGTTTGGTTGTATTCTTTGTTCTGTTCTAATTCCCGATTTTTCTCCCATAGAATCTCATTTTTTTGTTCTGGTTCCTCAACTAATTCGTTTAGCGTTGAGACTTCGGTATTTAATTGAAAGGTAGGTGATTGGGGTATCAAACTAATAGTCCAATCATCCAGACTGGAAGATTCAGTTATGAGTACAGGTACAGGTTCACTTAACAACATATCGACAAGTGCAACCTGTCTTTTTTTAGAAAGCGATAACTCATCATCGGTCTTTAACTCGTTGTCAGAGTTTTGATCTTCTGGAAGAGTGTATTTACAGAAATCAAGATAGTCCCAGATATCGTAATAATCCTGGTCATCAAAACCGTCAAGACTAAAATTATTTAAGGCATCAAAGATATTTTGAACGCCAAAATGTCGATTCCCAGTGCGACTACAAACAGTAACATAATCACCGTTATCAGTAACTGATAATATTCCGTGGTTTACCTCGAAGTATCTATGATTAATTTGATTGAGATTGTTTTCGATACGCTTGATAAGCGCCGTTCTTTCGTAAAAATTAATAGAAGTCATGTCTTGTTACCTCTCGTGTGTTTGTTTACTTGATCCTGTCTTACGATATTCTCTCAGAAATATCAACTATTTGAGAGAATTATTTCTGTTAATCTCTTGCTTTTTGATTATCTCAGGATGCCTATCACAGATTAAAGCTGTTCTTGTCAGCGGTACGCCTGATAGAGAGTAATTTTGTAACTTAACAATATTTAAGACAGAAGATTTTAAAACTTCAAAATCTTCTGATCTAAGAAACATAATTAAGATTATAAAGTTGCAAATCATTCTTGAGGTAAATAGAAAAATCCTTTAATTGCTGGAAGACAATTAAAACTAACAGGCAAAAAAACAACTTTTATACCATCACAATACCAGCCATCATCATGTAAAAAAGTAAATCTTTTATCAAGATTAGCCCCTTTGGTATAAATACACTTACTTTTGATGTACTCAAATACATCTTGCGCTTTTTCTATGCAGTCATCAAAAGCTTTTTCTATTTGATGTGGTTGATATGGTCCGATAATAATTTCTTGACTATCGACCCGGCAACATTCAGCGTAAAACTCCCCTAAGATACCGCTAAGACTAGGTTGCAATCGGATCGTTTCTTCATTTCTAGTAGCCGTAGCAGGAACGACAGCACTATTATCTTTTAGCCAACAGCAAGAATCAAACTTAATATTATCTGTATCGACAAAACCTTGTTTGTTTAATGCCCATTTTACAGTTTCTTCACAGGGATTACCGTCTTCTCCGATAAACGGAGGTTTTGCGTTCCACATATTAGCCAAAGATACCGTTTTTGCGCCCAATCTTTTGTATATGTTCATAATCTTTGTTAATGCTAGTGTTAACATAAAAAGGGAAATTATTCCCGTTTTGACTTAATTGCTTGTTACCAAATGCTGTAAAAGTGATAGCCACCTTTATAACCTCTACGCTGAAATGGGCGTTATTGTTTTTGTAAACATTGTATATCTCTTTCGCCGTCGGCAACTCTAGAGACAAATCAACTAAAGCCGTCACGCTGTAGAGTGTGTCGTGGATGCCACGAGATAAACCTCCCGTAGGAACCATAACTAACTGTGAAACATAGATAGTGGTGTAATCTAGAACGTCGGGCATATTATGACTGTGTTTTGTGTGAATAGCCTTTGCTATAAAACTAGCCACGCATAGTTTTAGTTAGTGCGTGCCTGCCTAGTGCCTGCCTAATCCTGTATGTGTAAATTATAATCAACGATGTCTCTCATGAGCCCACCAATTACTCTAGTAATCCCGGATTCGGGTCAGACCAGTTTAATAATAACGGATACGCCCAGCGACCTCATCGCCGTAGGTGGAGGTAATCTATCAGAGGCCGCTAGTGCTATTGGTATACGTGACAAGATAGGTAGTCTTCAAGGAGAACAGCGCCTAAGTGCATTAGTGCTTAAAGATGTTCCTCCTGGATTTCCTGGCCCGCCTGGTCCGCCTCTATTAATTAAAGGTAATCTTAATTCTATAGGCGATCTGCCTACTAACCCCTCTATAGGACATGGTTACCTAATTCAAGGTATTCTTTACACTTGGTCGGGTATAGCGTGGATTAATGGTGGGCAACTACAGGGCCCTATTGGGCTATCCGCTTATCAAGTAGCCTTGGACAATAGTTTTATTGGTACGGAGCAAGAATGGCTCGATAGCCTAAAACAACAATGGATTGTTACAGACTGGTAAAAATATGAGTACAACTTTTAAGCCCTCTAAATTAACTGCAGTCCCATCGCTACCCTGCGAGGGTAACGCTGTATTTTTTGTTGCGCCTCAGGGCAAACCGAACTATATTGAAATATATGTAAGCAATACTTCTGGGACTGCTCTAAAGCGACTATTGACAGACACCG